CAACGGTTTCTTGCTTGACTCCACGCCAAAAACCATTCTCAGACATCGCACGTCTGCAACTACTTTTAGATCTTACCGTCCCTGCCCACGGGTCAATTTACGACCGTGGTTAGGCAAGGAATGTTTTCCATTTCCCTGCCGTGTTCTTTTAGGTTTTGCTGGGACGTGCTGAACAGCTTTAACGCCCGTCTTTGACTTCACTGCCACGGCACACCAGCAGCCTTAGTGGGATGGCGCTGTTCGTCGATTTGGCCTTGAAGTGCCGCCTGAATTTCGTTGACCTTTTCTTCGCCGCCAAGGGCTTCCTGCACCCAAGAAACCACAAGCTCCTGCGTTAAATCCGCAAACGGGACGAGGTTTTCGGGGCGCTGGAATCCAATAGAGCCGTACGCACCAGAGGAGTAGGTGCCGTCGTTGGCATTGACGGTGTAATGGGCGGTGAAAACAAAACCATCTTCGGTTTCGCGTTCCAAATTAGCGATGCCCCAAGCGAACACCGTGGTGGGTGCAGCGGGAGCGGAGGCAGCTTTAGGCATGGTGTTAGCTGTTTCTGCTGGAGTTTACTGGAGGTGGCAAGTGAAGGCACTGCCGGATCTCCGCCTTGCGCTGTTCGATGCGCTCCCGGCGCTCAGGGGTGAAATCCTTGGTGAGTTCCGAGAAGGAGCGGGTCATGGGTAGGGAAGGTGACTACTGGCTACCACCACCAATAACCAGGACCACGCTGATATGGAAGACCTGCGTAGATCCAGATCATTGGGAAGAGGATGGCGACAACCAACAGTAGTGCTGCAATTAGGTAGTGCATTTAGTGAGTAGGACTACGACGCCTCAAGGGCTGCAACTTTGGCTTCGAGGGTTTCGATCTTGGTCAATGCCTGTTGAAGGGCTTTTGTAAGAACGGCAGTGATTTTGTCATAGTTCACCGCCAATGGGATTTCTTCAGTATCGTCCTCGTTTTTAGTAATGATCGACTTGGGACCAACTGGCACAAACTCAGGCATGACACTTGCCACCTCATCGGCTACAAAGCCAATTTCGTTACGTTGATCGTCAACCCTGAAATACTGCCTAGGGCGCAAAAGTTTGATCTGTTCAAGACCGTAGGGGCAGTCTTCAATATCAGTTTTTACAAGTCGGCTTGATGTGTCATAGGTAAGCTGGCCTGTTGTTGAACTATATTTGACCGTGCTGTTGCCCGCACCAGTGCTCCAGTTGTTGACATAGATGCCGCCGGTTGTCGAGTTTGCCTCGATCGTGATTCTGCCAGTGCTGGCAATCCTCATCCGCTCCGTCGGGCTGCTCGCTCCATCGGCGGTAGTGGAGAACACTAAACGCGAAGGGTAGTCATTGCCTCCAGCGCCCCAACCAGCGTCGGCTACACCTTCAATACGAGCACCAACCCCACCGCTTTGGTTCCCAAAATCAATAATGCCAAGCCCATTTCCGTCACCTAATGAACCATTAGGCAAATTGCGTCGAATGAAAATACCGCTACCAGCACTTTCTACTTGAATAGGATAGCTACCCTGAGCAGTAGACGTGCCAACTAACAGGCGTCCCGAAGTATCAAATCGACCACGTTCGTTGTTGCCATTACTTGCAAATAACAGTGATCCTTGAGCCGCGCAGATTGCATAATCGGTTGATGCGCCAGAACTGATAGCCCCTCCTCCGCCCGCTCCTAGCAAACCTATATTTCCACTGCTGTTATGTGCGTGAGTAATGTAGTTATTTCCTGCGGTAGTTGACTGAAGCTTAAGTGGTTCTGCTGCGGTGACTATTTGAAGCGCCTGGCCGGGGCTAGTAGTGCCAATCCCTACTCGGCCTGAGGAGTCGACTCGGAGCCGTTCGCCAATAACGCCCGAAAATGTAGTGTTTATACTGAAATAGCTATTGGATAAAGAGCCACTTTCAAGTCTGCCAATAAGATCGACTTCTCCGGTTACACCAGCGCCAACGCCATAGGTACGGAAAATACCCAACTGAGCGCCCGTTGTGGTTCCGGTGTAAACGCTGTCAATGGCACCATTGTCAAATCTGCCGGTGCCGATTACGTGCAACGGGCGCTCAGGGCTAGAAGTCCCTATCCCTACACGCTGTGACGTGTCAATAGTTAAGGCAGCCGTGTTATTTGTGCGTATTGCAAATGGGTGACTATTTGCCGTACCAGTAAATCCAAGCCCCGTATCAGCCGCCAATCTAACGTCAGCAGAGTCAGTCCTTCTTGTGCGAATTTGCACAGAGCCTGAAGATCCTGCAACATCTAAGTTTGTTTCAGGGCTGCTAGTCCCCAGACCTAGTTTTCCATCCGATGTGAGGCGCATCCGCTCGGTGTTGTTTGTCCAGAACGCCATATAACCGTTTTCACGGTTAAGGAATGTAGAGTCACCTTGATTTTGTATTAAGATTAAACCATTTGATGCTCCGCTTCCGGAAACGTTGTTACCTATAGAGACAGCGCAAAAATCTGCGGACGGATTGTAGACGTTAAGCCTGTAATTACTGCTGTCTGATGCCTGTCCAATACCTATAGTTCCATCGGAAGCAACAAACAGCCGCCCAGTGCCATTAGTTGAGATGGCTACTTGGTCTGCACCGGGAGAATAAATACCAGTATTTGCATCGCCGGTGAAGGTCAGCGTGGGTGCAGCAGCAGAACCGAGCGGATAGCTAAAACGCTCAGAACTGGTCCACGCATCGGTGGAATCAACCCAGTTGATGGTTTTATCGGTCGTACCTTTCAGCGTGATGCCGCCACCGTCTGCGGTTACATCGGTAGGGGTAGTTACATCGCCAAGGATAATATTTTTGTCTTCAATAACAAGGTTGGTGGTGTTGATATTGGTGGTCGTACCGTTAACAGTCAGGTCGCCTGCAATCGTTACCGCGCCAGCAGAATCAATCAGCAGACGCTGCGTGCCGCCGGTGGTCACCGCAACCTGATCGGCGCCGGGGGAATAGATGCCGGTATTGGGGTCACCGTCGAACGCGATGCCGGGCGCCGTGTTGGAGCCGAGGCTGGCGTTTTTCATCACGTTGGCGATACTGACCTTCTTGGTCACGTCGCTGGTGACGTCAACGATTGGCAGCACATCCGTATTGACCGGATCTGTGTAAGCCGTCAGGTCGGTGATCTTGGTGGTGGCCATCGTTGATGCTCCGGTAGGTTGAGTTTAGGCGCGGCTCAAGTCTTAATACAAGCCAGCAGCGCGATGTTTCTGGGTCGTGCCTCGGTATCACCGCTGTTGTTGACCGTGATGCCGGTGACGGCCGATCCTGTATTTACCAACTGGTTAACGTCACCGCCACTACCGCCTCGGATGCCGTTAGAAGATCCTTGGGCGTAACCATTGCTGTGCAGGTGACCCGGATCACTGATGCCGTGCGCGTGAGCCAAGTTGGCGCTGGACTGTGCGGAGCCGAAAGTTCGACCCGTATCAATGCCGCGTCCATCGTCCCAGCCACGGGCAAATTCACCGCGCAGATCTGGTACGTTGAAGGTGGTGGAGCCATCGCCTGAACCAAATGTGGTGCCGATGGCGCTAAACAATGTTGCGTAAGTTGTGCGGCTGATTGCTGCACCATTGGCCTTCAGATAGCCGGTTGGTGCAGTGTTGCGTGCGCTCCAGATTATGGTGCCAGCCGGTGTCATATCGCTGGCTGCTGGAATCGCTGCAATCTGAGTATCCACATAGCCTTTGTTGGCGGCCATGTTTGTGGTGCTGGGGTTGCCCACCAGCGTGAGGTTGCCGGTCATCGTCCCACCAGCTTTGGCTAGGTAGGTGCTGGCTGCAGTGGTGATCTGCAGGTAACGGGCGTCCGCAAAGGTTTGGTCAATGCCGTCAGGGTCAACGCGCACCCAGTTGGTGCCGTCCCACATCTTCAGTTCGTCTGGCGTCTGCGCTGTGTCTTGCCACAACTGACCCAGTGCCGGACTGCTAGGTGCCGTGCCTGATGGGCTGGTGATGATCGACGCGCCGGGCTGGAACGAGACGATGGTGAACGTGGCGCCATTCCAAACCTTGAGCAACGGCGGATTGCTGCTGGTATCGACCCAAAGTTGACCGTTGGCAGGGGTGGAAGGCTGCGTCGGTCCAACGCTTGTACCAAGCAAACCCAGTGCCAGTGCAAGGTTGTTGGCCGTGATGCGCCGAGTCTGGGAGCCACTGACGCTGGAAAATGGCAGGAGATCCGCGCTGGCAATCGCTGTTGCGGCGGGTAACTGGGAGATCCGTAAGCCAGCCATCTCAGTACCCCACCACAGTGATGTCGATCAGTCCAGCCACTGCTGTACCAGAACTATTGACGCACTTCACTGTAACGCTGCTGGTGGTCTTAGACAGAACAATGGCGTTGATGGCGCCGGTTCCGGTGTCCTGCAGCGTGACCTGAACGGACTTGACGGCGCGGAATGGTTTGGTCAGCGGGATGGCAGTTCCAGCTCCACTGCTGCTGATGGCCACATCATTCTGAGATTCGATCACATCGGGGTAATCCAGCTCAAAACAGATGTCGCTGATGGCACCAGGGGATACGCCGTCTTTGCTGCGAATCAATGTCTGAACTTGGTACACATCTTCGATCAAACGCTCATACGGCGCGTAGGGGTGCAAAACGCCAGACGATTCACCGGAAAGAACACCAGCGCCGTAGGTACGTTGCTCGGCAAAAATCTGATCGTCGTTTTCTTGGAAAATATCATCGTCGTTTTCTTGGAACAGAACGGTGTCTGCGCCGGCCAAGGCGCCAATGCTGTGCTGGTACGTTGCCGTGGCGGTGGTGGTAATCAGGATGGCGCTTTCAAGGAAGTTGTTATCGAAGTTCCAGGTGTAGTAGGCGTCTTCCAGCGGGTTGATCTGTTGCAGTACGTCGTTGCCGGTGTCGCCAGTGATGTAGGCGCCGTTTTGCGTGGTCAGGAAAATACCGTCTTGAGTGATCAGGTAATAGTTATCGCTAATAGCAGCGTTGATGTAGCTTCCCGGCCATGTTGTGTTGTCGATGCACTCGTCGTAGACGGCGTTGCTGATCGGCGGAGCGCCAACGTTGAGCAGGATGGTGGCGGGAGTGTCGCTGCGCCATTGGGTGGCATCTACCGATTTGACCATCACGGTCCATTCGTCGGTGTCGAACAGGCTGGTCTCAAACCATTGCTGCGCGGCGGTCACACCACCGGAATACAACTCAATCCCCTGTTCCCATGTGGTTGCGGGATTGCTGTCGATCAGGCCGCCTTGCTTGTAGCGGACCTCATACGACACCACATCGGACACCACGCCTTGGTCCCAGCTTCCGTACAGGCTGCGGGGTAGTTGCCAGCTAAAACGCTTCTGGCCGCTGTTCGTGTTTTCAACGACGGTAAACAGATTGGGCGTTGGCGGCACGATCTCTTCGCGCTCCACCGTGTCGTACAGATAATCGGTTGGGTTCTCACCGAAGATGGCACTGGTGAAGGCAACGCGAATCTCCCAGTCGCCGGGGGCGTGGAACGCGATGGTGTAGTAGCCGGTGAGCGGAATGTCGCTAAGGAAATACCAGCCATCGGCGGCGGGTTCCTTGACGCCCGGAATGACGGTTGGAACGTTGGTTGGAAATGCCCAGCAGAGGTAACCCGTGACGCGCTCGGGAATTGGGCAAGTGCCAGCGTCAACGATCAGAAGCTGAGTGCCATCAGGTTGGTTCTGGTGGCGGATGACGCCGTTGAAGGCCGGATCGGAGAGGTCTGGGATTGCGGGATAGCCAACCACGCCAGCGGTGGCAAAGTCGGATTGCTTGCCGAGGCGGTCAATCGTGGCAACGCGAAACTCGTAGGTGTCGCCGAAGACGTGGTTATCAATCGGCTGCCAAATGTTGGTGGATGACACCTGCGTAATGTCTGACCATTCGGTGTCACCGATCTGGCGCCACTGATAGCGGTAGCCGCGCACAAGCAGGTCGTTGGCGTCGTTGGTTTGGGGTGGTGTCCAGTAGGCGCTGATTTGGTTCTGACCGTTGCGATAAACCAGCTCGGCGTAGACACCAGTGGGCGGTTTGGCGCCAGATAGCGTGAAACGGTCTTTCGGGATCGCAACAGGCAAGTCGTTGTCTACATAGCCAAATTTGCTGGCGTTGTACTGGACGGCTTCAACTTGGAAGACCAGCGGATCAACTTCGCTGATGGCGATGATCTTGTAGAGCGCGGCCTCAAGGCTCTGCCACTCCAGCACCCACAGCGCACCGACTTGAGTATCGACAATGCCGTTGCAACGGATGACCGTGTAGGCGTCATCGTCTTGCACGACATAACCCACCAGTTCATCGCCACTTTGCGTGATCAGAAGATCAAGGTTCTGGGCGCCGATATTGTTGAGTTGGCTGGCACCAGCGAGGTTGGAATAATCAACAACGTTGAGAACCTGCAGTTTTGGTTCAACGGTGATCGTGCCGTCTGGGTTGGTGGTCTTCTGCCCGTCGGGGATAACCAGCGTCAGCGTGTAGGTGTTGGCTGGGTTGAGATTTAGAACAGCGTCCAGCGTGATGCGGTTGTTTTCGGCGTCGATGGCACGGACGCGACCGCCAAGGCGTTGACCCTGCTTTAGGGGATCAGCGATTTGGATGACTTCACCGACGCTGGCGGCAAGACCTTCGGCACCAATCCGGAAACTGACTTTTTCGGTCTCGTAGCGGTTGCTGAATAGCGTGTGTTTTGCTGCCCGTAGTGCTTGACCGCGTGAGGTGACGCCCAGCAGGCGAAGGTCAATGGGGTTGTAGCCAAAACGCTCCAGCAGGGTGTCATCCTGCAGATATTCGGTGACGCTGGAATAGGACTGATTGGGGTCGTCCCAGTTGGCTAGAACAACGGATTTACGGGCGGTTTTGGCGGTGCCGTTGTAGGTGAAGCAGGGCGATGTAACGACGCCGTT